CATACTTTCCCTCTCCTATCAGTATACTGTATGATTTAACATACATCAATTAGATAATACCCATAGCTTCCCTTCAGCTATGTATACCTCAAGTGTCTCTTCCCCTGAAAGAACAATAGATGATACTGAAGCACCGCCTAAAAGGATAAGCTCCTCTGAGTTCTGTGTATTCAGTGTAAATGTGCCTGCTCCTGAACCGGTTCTTCTGTATATTCTTCTGCCATTGTTTCCAGTGGCGATGGGGAGGGAATCGACTATATTTGTAGTATCTTCAATTGTTACGACTACAGGTTCTTCAATAGTGTTTACTATCTGTAACAATAATTCAATTTGTCTAATTGTATCGTGATCAGGGATAAACTCTGCCAATTTATCCCTTGTAATATTAAGTTTCTGCATTATACCCCCAAGGGTTCAAGATCAGCTTCCAAACGAGACACGGCTATATAAGCATTACTGTCACCACGGAATCTCTGTACCCGCATATGCCTCATGCTTCCCTGTCTCCACCAAACGAGTCTTTTCAGCCTATCACCGGCTTTTCCAACAGATATGGATCTTTCCTGGCTCCAAAGTCTGCCGTCAACAGAGTATGAAGTACTGATAACAGCTTCATCGAATCCCTGATGTCTTCCCGTGAGAGCTACAAGCTCAAGTCTCTTGAATAATGCCCCTCTACCTTCTCCGTAAACCACGGTTGTAGCAAATTCCCAAACGGTAGTCTCCCCGAAATGTGTAGAGATGGAATTGTCCAATACACCGACTTTGAATGACTCAGTATCACCTACCTGCCATTTATCATAACAGAAAATAATGTCTCTTGCTCTGTAGGGTGTTAATTCAGTGATCCCACTAGACATTACATACCATACAGCCTCACCTACAGTTTTAGAGGCTGTAAGATCATATACCAAGGTTCTGTCCGGCAGTCTTACCCATAAAAAAGCATGGCTTTTATCATTCAGAGTTTCAAGAACAGCTAAAGCTAATATTTCTTCCGTGTTCTCTGCTAAAATCTCATCTATCTCTCTGGTACTGATCTTTTGAGTCTGACCATTTACTCCGAGATAGATAGCAGGAGACTCATTTCTCCCGCTTCCAAGGAACGCTATTGCTCCTTCATAAACCACGGAACAGTTTGTCCCGATAGCCCCTCTTTGAATCTGAGCACCATTTACCCTCTGAAAAGGAAAACCTGAACCACCAATGTTGTTGAACACTTCAATTGTATATCTATTTATTGCATAGATTTCGTTTCTAAGTTTCAAGATTCCATTTACAGGGTCAGGGTCAATTTCTGAGGATGCATAATTCGTAGTAAGAACCGCATATGGGTCATTGAGTTCTGTGGAGACAAGATACTCCCCATCTGTAGTAAGAAAATATCCATCTACCCAAACTACAGTGAGAACATCACCTAAGTCCGGATCTACTACCTGGGTAAGATCAGTTCCGTCCCAATAGAACAGGTTTTTATTTGAGGCTATTGCCAGTCTATCAAAAGAATAATCCATTACAGCTTGTCTAGAATCATCTCCGACATTTCCGAGTTGAGTAACAACACCAAACTCATCTATACTGCAAAGGATCTCACCCATTACACGGTAATGGACACCATTCCAATTGATAGCTCCCCGAGAGAAACCTGGACCTTCTCCCGTTTCAACAATCCCTTCCACGGGACGTAAATATGCTTTAGAGATACCGGTATCCTGAATAACAGGCATCATATTCACAGGGTAAAGAGTCTTATAGTCTGCACCTTCTGCTGTGTAAACACCTCTTATTACAGGTACTTGCATTATCCCACCCTATACCATGTTGATAGTACTATATCATATTTAAGTGTGAAAAACCCTTCTGCTGCCAGAGTAGTTGGAGCACCGATAACTGTTGCACCATTTCCGTCTACAGTTAATGCAGTCAGTTCATTGGTACTTGTCACAATAAGCAATTGCTTATCTCTGAGATTAGTAGGTGCGGGTAGTTCAATGGTCAACGTTGCCAAAGTTCCCGCAGGGGTTAATATTAAATGATTATCATTAGTATTTACAGTTGTAGCAACTGTTGCTCCCGCTATTGGTGCATCATACTGAGAGTCCGGTTCATACATATTATTTGAACATGAAGATGTCAGCAATGTGAAAATATCATTGAACGTTGAAAGTCTCCAATCACTGTTCTCTGCATCCCATATCATAGATAGATCTGAAACTTTCGGATCTGATTTTCTTGAGTAGTTTCGTCCCATTATTCTGGTCCTCCTGATAGATCAACTTCTTCATCTATCTCTTTCAAATAAGGGTCATTAGGGTTAGGAGTAAATCTACGCTCTGTTTCCTTATACCCCGCACCTTTCGGCATAGATGGGAATTGCATTTCTCTAGGTTTAGAAAACTCACCTAAAAGAGTATTGTACCCGTTCTTAGCTGTGACTTTCGTATCCATCGAGACCTGCTTCCCATATGAAGGGGCAATTCTGATAGCGAGATTAAGTACAACTGCTTCCCATGCCCAATCAGGTATGTTCGTATCATCTGTTGATTGTGAGTTTTGAATCTTTGAAATAGGAAAAGATAATAGTATACCTCTCTTATTCCACTCTGCCATCATCATATCCAATCTTCGTATAACAGATTGTTTTTGCTCCGGAGAGATGTCATATTCATATTCGGCAATCCCGATTTCCTCCAGTGCAATACTGGCAAGTTCACCTTTGGTGTAACTCATATTAGAAATCCTCGTCTATGTCCGTTTTTTTAGAAACTTTTTCTTTTCCGAAAATAGCTTCATTAAAATCATCAAGCCAACCCGCTTTAACAGCAGCGTTAAACTCTTCTTCATTCTCTACAACTTCACTGGAATACTCTTTACCGTGACCCCATGTGAACTTCCCGCCTTTCTTATATAAGGTTCTTGGGAATCTCTCATCTTCTTTTTTCTTAGCCATATTAACCTATCCTATAAGTAACAAATGTATTTGCAGCAGTTTTTCTTGTTCTGAACATTCCTGCTGTGGCAGTAGCTACAACTGCTAATCCTACAAGAGTATGACCTGTTGCTGCTGTAACTGTAAAAGCATTTGCACCTGTTTTAATTACGGACCAATCAAAAGACTCTCCAATAGATATTTCCAATGAATTATCCATTACTGTGCCAGTTGGAACTGTACCCGCTACTGTAGCAGTTGTTGATGTTACAATTCCAGACACCATCATCGCTGCTGTTAATGCACCTGTTGCATTAAGAACACCTGGAGCTACTTGTGATCTAAGACCTATTCTCTCTGTAATCACAGGGGCAAGACCTTTCTGATAAAATGCTGTATTTCCTGAAGCCTCAACTCTTATCTCTGCTTTTGTAGAAAAAGCGGAAGATATGTAAGTACTGTTTGGAAGGACTTCAGCAAGTAAATACCATGCACTGCCTTTCTGATATATTCTAACGTGATCACGAGAAAAAACTGTGAGTTTTTCAGTTGCATCTATTGTAAATTGCGCTGTACCATATTCATGTATTAAGTTTGACATATATTCTCCTATACTGAACTAAAAGAGGGGCAAAAGCCCCTCATTATTTATTATGGAATCTGGTTGAAAAGAAGTATACCTGACATCTCAGGAGCTTTGTTCACAACACCAAATCGAGTATCAAGTCTAAACTTGGTCTTCATAGTGTTGATGTCATACCACTTCTGCATAACAAGTTCGAGACCGGAATCAGTCTTTCCTCTCATAACTGCTGTTCCTGCATTCTCGGGAACTGCATATCGACCAGGAAGGATTTCCATAGCTTCTTTATGCCAGAATGGGTTGATTGCTGTAGGATCAATATTCAACCATGTGATTGCAGAAGTTGCAGATTTAGTTCCCACAACACAGTTCTGATACTGTACTGTAGGCTCTGTTGAAACCTGATCTGTAATCATAGGAGGAGTAATCTTAAGATGAGTACCATCTACTACTTCAACAACACGGAAAGTCTTTAACTGACCTGTATCTTCTTTAGTTATCTGATGAACAGCATTAACAGTAGCAACAGTGAAAGCATCACCTACGGCAACGTTAGCAGTTGCAGAAACTGTGATTGTATCAAATCTATTGTCCACGTTAAGTCTTTCAGCAGTAGTTGGAGAAGATGTAATTGCTTTTGGGACATAGTAGTTAGTTGCAGCATCCTGAGTACTTACTGTAATAGCTCCACCGGCAGCAGCAGTTATTCTTCTGGAGTAATCCAGTTTCCATGTATCAAAAGAAGCAATCTGACCAACATAAGCTCTCTCATAAGCAGAAGTTACTTTTGATCCCATTGTTCCTCTATCTGCGAGGTTGGAAGCCATACCATTATAGTCACGAGTGGAAAGAGCTAAGATTCTATCATCACTAGAAACACCCTGTTCATTCATAATTGCTTCTACAAGTGCAACATCATCAAAACCTGATGCAGCAGCAGCCACGGGAACTACAAGAGAACCAGTGTTTGAAGCAGTATTTAATATTGCTACGTTAATATCTGAAGCAAGTTTCTGTCTTGCAGCTTTACCAAGATTCTTTTCCTGAATAGCGTCTCTCATTTCTGTTGCAGACATAATCCAAGGAGCTGATTTCTCAATGTTGATTGACGCCGGTACAGAAAGCTGAGTCTTGTCATTAAAGTTTGATGTCATATCAGTTCCATCAAAAGAGTTCATTACGTAAGGTTGTGGTCTCCAAATCGTATCCTGTGATCTCTCCATCTGTGTCTGGTCAGTTCCATACTTACTGACGTTCTTTGACATTACTTCTGCATCCTGAAATCCTTCCAGTATGTCTTCAAATGCTACTCGTTCTTCTTTGTTAAAATCGTTTGCCATGTTTATTATCCTTTATGAAGTTTTCTTTTATATGCGGTAACTTTAGTATAGTCACCACTTTTAGCTGCCTCATCACGCAATCTATCAAGTGTCTTATCAGAATTACCCGAAATCCCACCGGATTTATTACTTGAAACCCGCTTCTCTGGTTTCGGTGCTTTTCGATCTGTTACTTTCAATTGCGACTCCAATTTAGCTACTTTAAACGCAAAATCTACAGGATCAGTGATTTTTGACAGTTCTTCCAGTTTCTTGGGATTCTTACCCAATGCATAAACTAAAAGTGCTGCATCATCTGCACCCTGGACAATTATGCCCTGCTGTGTCTGTGAAAATGTAGTTGATACAAGTTCCTCTGTTTCCTCAAAATCCTTAAAACTGTGTTCCTGCTTAAGATTGACATATTTCTCTTGTCTACTTTGCCAATTCTTATTTTGCGCTTCAACAGCTTTGGCTTTCTGGGCAGCCTGTTCTTCTACCTTTCTTTTCCGTTCGTAATAAGAAATAAGTTCTGTCTCATACTTCTTGTCATCATACTTACAGTTTGCAAGTGTGGGCTTCTCTCCCAGTTCAACAGGTTTACTTTTCTCTGCTGTACCTTGAATCTGCTCTTTAAGCTGTTGGATCTCTCGATCTTTCCGCTTATTTTCACTCGTTAGCTTTCTGTTTGATTTACGAACTTTTTTCACCCATCCAGGTGTTTCTTGGTGTTCTTCAGATTCCTCGCTTTCAGCTTCGGGTTCTGAATCACCTATCGTAACGACTCGATCCTCTTCATCATCTTCATCGTCCTCCTGGATATTCGCAGGTTCATCTTCGGACACTTCTTCTTCTGAAACATCGGGATTCTCGATTGTTTCATTTTCTTCATTATTGTCAAGTACTTCCTCAACAATTGGATCTTCATCAATAATCATTCTATACCATCCTTATCTCAAATGCAAGTTTTAAATTGCGTTCGGGTCTTGTTGCTGTTGCGCCTGCATAGCCTGCGCCATTTGTGCTTGTTTCTGCTGCATAGCCTGTGCCTGCTGTTGCTGCATCTGTTGGATCTGTGCTTCCTGCTGCTGTTGCATATTCTGAGCTGCCTGTGCTCTGTTGACATCTACATCAGAATACGTTTCCAGTGTTTTAGCTTTATTCAGTTCCACATCAGACATTACTTTACCAATCTCTGCTGTTGTTTTCTTAGCTTTAGCCTGGGCTTCTGCTGCCATAGCCTCAAGAGCTAATGCGTTCGGATCAGGTTTAGCATTCTTGGCTTCTTCTGCCAACTGCTTTGATTCTTCTTCAGTTGGTTTAACTGCTCCCATTCTGACAAGTTTCTTACGGAAGAAGTCTCTTGTCTCGGAAATACCGTCACCTTCCATGTTCATCATAGCCATTGCATGTAGAACCTGCTGTGATTCCGGATCTTGAGTGATCTGCATCATGCCCATTATTGTCTGGACAGTTGCTTCTCTCTGAGATGCAGAAGAAGGACCAACATCAACAGCCACATCAAAAGATGCTTTTGTCAAGTCATTTTTATCCGTGATAACACCATCTTCTACTCCGGTCTGAAGAAGTTCTACAGAGGATACTTCACCCATCGTATCAACGGTCTTCATATTTCGACCTTTCTCTACATATATCTCTTTAGCCATAGAAAGCCAAATATCTCCGGTTCGTCTGATAGCTTTGGAAAAATTGGACATATAAATAAAAGCCTGTCCATCGATTCTTTTCTGAATCATTTCATGCGCTTTTCCCGAGACATGAGAAAGCATTTTATCAGCTTCCCCCGAGCTACCCAAAAGTTCCTGGGTATCCACATCTACCAATTGCATCAGTGCTGCAAGAGCCTGGGGGATAATAGGAGGTTTAGTATATCCAATAGGTCCGGAGGGCATAGCATTCCCCGCACCATCAGTAATCGGGTTAAGTAAAAGATAAGGGTAGTTTTTGATATTATCCTCTGCCCACATAACCTCATGCTGTGAAACCTGCTCTGGTGCAAGAATGGGTTTTTCTACTGTGGAGAGAGAAGAGATTTCTGCTAACTTGGAAGTGAGCATATTCTTAAGTCTCTGAGTATCTTTAACCAATCTGACATGTCCCATGCATCTTTCTACAGAGTCCACGAACCATCTTTTACCATATACGGGAACTATAGGAATATGTTTACCGGCAACAATACCGCAATCCTCAAGAATATCATTTCCGGAAATAATGTACTTGTGAACCTTCTTTCGTTTGATTTTCTTCTCTCTTACTTTCTGAGTACCGACTGCTGCCAGTTCTGCTTCAAGTTCGGGATTATCTTCAAAATCACTATCTGAGTATCTAACCTCATCACCTATGATATTCTTATATACAAGAATAGTTTCTTTCTTTTCCTCTATTCTGTAATATTCAGCCACGAAAACCATGTCCGGAGCAAACCAGTCATATTCTGCATAATCAATCGACTTCTGCATAGTAGACGGTGATTTTTTATATTCCGCTTCATAGTCCTCGGGAGTCATTGAGTACATTACAAAACAGTATTTAGCATCTGCCTTATCTTGCCTTTTTGCATCAAGATCAAAAAAGACAGAAGAATCAGCATCGTATATTGGCTCAATTCTAATTCTCTGCTTTTCATTTTCATCATCTTCTTCGTCCTCATATTCACTGGTAAGTCTAAACGCTCCAAATCCACCCCCGACAGCTTCTTCAAACGCATTATCATACGCCTCCTCTGCTCCCGAATCTCTCTCATCTGCTCGGAAAAGACCGTCGCAAACATCAGCCATATCATCATTCTTTGTACCATCTTTAGATACAAAATCAACAGTTATTCTATTATTTCTATATTCATTGATAATCTTTATTACAGAGAGGTGAACCTTGTTTACTTCAAACTTGGGTTTATTCTCGAACTGATCTCCAATGGACCCTTCCCACTGTGCACCGGATATTGAATAAAATCGCCTATCCTCAAGAGACTGTCTTCTCTCATCATATAAGGCACTTTGAATCCTATCAAAATTAACTATTGCCTCTTCATGTATAGATCTCTTCTTTTCTGAATCTCTCATATTATATTCTCCTATTACCATCTACTGAGGGTAGGTATTGAGCGAACTTTAAACTTATTCTTTCTCTTATCAATCTTAGCCTGTTTTATCTGTAAACTCAACAAATACCTGCAACAGTCAATAACATGGTTATCTTTGTCCGGATATTTACTAATCACTTCACCGTATCTATTCACATCAAGAGCATAGTTGATAAACTCAGTAGAAGCCAATGGGCAACGGACAGGATCAATTATTATCTCTTCAAGATCCTGCATAAACTTAACACCATGGTCCACACTACCTGGAGCCTTTTCCGCAGGCATTATGTTCATCTTATGATCTTCACGTAATTCATCTATACTTTTCGGTTCAGCAGAATCAGCCATTGTTACTTCTGCCATTTGTTCGGCAGTGAGCATAGAAGCCAGTTTACTATTCTTTATTCCAATTCCGGAAATCTCAAAGAAAATGTACAGTTTCTTTTTCTTCGCATCAAAATGTGCTTCAATAAAAGCCAGTGGATCGGCTGCATATCCGAAGTCAATTCCCTGTGACCTGTGGTCAAAATAGGAAATCTCCTTATCCGTAATAGGTCGTACTGTCACATTATTAAAGACCTCTAAACCCGTTCCGGTTTCCATACCAAGATATTCATGGTTGTAGGCATCTTCATTCACTTTCTTCAAGTGCAGGGCATTAGCAAGAAATGTCTCCCCGAGCCATTCAGAAGGTACAGACCTATAATCCGAATAATGCACCACACGTCCTGGCTTCGGTATCTTAGTCTCTTCATTCACCCATGACCTTGAGGATTTAGGAGGGTTGTAGGAAAATAGTGCTATTTGAGTCTTAGTAGTTCCACGGAAAATAGACTGTAAAATGTTCCTTATTTCCATCATCCCGCCGAACTGGTCAACTTCCTCAAACCAGGC